TGATCAGGACCTGTCAATTGATGAAATTATTGCAGATGCATACGAGCGTCTTGGTTTAGTAGGTACAGCTGGTTATCAAATTAAAACTGCTAGAAGATCTTTAAATATTCTTTTTCAAGAATGGGGAAACAGAGGAATTCATTTTTGGGAAGTAGGAAACACAAATGTTAATTTAGTAGTAGGTTCTTCAACAAATGTAGATGCTACTGCTGAAGGTTCTGGGGTATATACTTTTTATAGAAATGCAAGTGATGTGCCTGGAGGTAATGAACCACCACAAGCTACGACTGTGCCAGATGCAAATGTTTTTGGTATCTCTGATATTTTAAATGTAACTTTTAGACAAAACTATAATACAACAAATCAATCAGACATTGGTTTAACAAAGGTTGCAAGGGATGCATATTCTGCAACAGCAAACAAAGCATCGCTTGGAACACCTTCACAATTTTGGGTACAAAGATTTATAGATAAAGTTACAATAACACTTTACCCATTACCAAATGCAACAGCTGCATCTAACTTTATAAACGTTTATTATGTCAGAAGAATTCAAGATGCAGGAGCTTATACTAATGCAAGTGACACACCTTTTAGATTTGTACCTTGTATGATTTCAGGACTTGCATATTATTTATCTATGAAGTTTGCACCACAAAGAACACAAGAAATGAAATTGCTATATGAAGATGAATTAGCAAGAGCACTATCGGAGGATGGATCAGCGGCGAGTACGTTTATTACACCGAAAACCTATTATCCAAATGTATAATGGCAAGATTTGCAAAAGGAAGCAGAGCATTAGCAATATCAGATAGATCTGGTGCAGCTTTTCCATATAGAGAAATGGTAAAAGAATGGACTGGAGCAATAGTACATATTTCAGAATTTGAACCAAAACAACCACAATTAGAACCACATCCAATCGGAGCAGATCCACAAGGTTTAAAAAATGCTAGACCCGCGAGAGTTGAGTTTCCAGTGCAAGATATTTTACCAGAGAATCCATTTACTACAACTGCTGGTTCTCCAACATTAAGTGTTTCGTATCCATCAAATCAAATAAATTATGGAACAACACATGTTAGATTTCAAGCAGTTAAATCAACAGTGGGTGGTGTTGCTGTATCTACACTAGAATTATCTTCAACTTTAAATGGTGCGATTAGTGACACTGCTACTACAGTTATTTTAAATGATGCAACAGCATTTCCAACATCTGGATTTATAGTTATTGAAAAAATAAATACTACAAGTGGTGCATTTGAAAATGAAACTATTCAGTATACAGGAAAAGCTGGAAATAATTTAACAGGTTGCACACGTGGAACAGCTGCACCTTTTAGAGGAATAACACCATCAAATACAACAGCTGGATCTCATACAAACGGAGCAAAAGTATTTGGTTCTTATTTAGCAACTGCAATCGCAACAACAGAAGCTACAGGAGCTCAACCTGCTACAAGAACTTTGTATAATTCTATAACTGTACCTTTAGTATCTAATGCTGCAAGCACAGAAACAGGAGGCGGTTTTCAATGTACAATTGGACCCGTTAATGATAGAGGTTAGTTATGGCATATAGTTATTCAGATTTAACAACAGATATTAGAAATTATACAGAAGTAGATTCTAATGTATTTACTGCTGCTATTATTAATGGATTTATTCGTAATGCTGAACACAGAATTAATCTAGATTGTCCTATGGATTCTGATAGAATTCAAGCAGAAGCACAATTTGCACAAGATTTTAATACAATAACAATGCCAATAGGAACTTTATTTGTAAGAGGTATTCAAGTATTTAGTTCAACAACTGCTACTACAGGTGAGGGAGTATGGTTACAAAGACGTGATCAAACTTTTATATCTGAGTACATAGGAGAGCTAACAGGCACTGAAGGAAGTCAAACAGGTCAAGATGTTACTGGTCTTCCTAAATATTACTCTATGTTTGGTGGTGCAACTACAGGAACAAGCACAGCAACTTCTGGAGCTATTTATGTAGCCCCCACACCAGATCAAAACTACAAATATATTATTCATTATAATGCAATGCCTACAGGTTTAGAGACTAATACAGGAGGAACATATGTTAGTAATTATTTCCCTCAAGGACTACTTTATGCTTGTCTTGTAGAGGCATATGGGTTCTTAAAAGGTCCGACTGATATGTTGACATTATATGAGGGAAAGTATAAAACTGAACTACAAAAGTTTGCAGCAATGCAACTTGGAAGAAGAAGACGAGACGATTACACGGATGGTACAATTAGAATTCCAATCGAGTCACCGCCTCAGTAATAGGAGATTTTTATGGCAATAACATCGGCAATATGCAATAGTTTTAAACAAGAACTTTTAGTAGAGGGTCACAATTTTACGAATGGCACAGACTCATTCAAGTTAGCTTTATTTACAGAAGACGCAACTTTAAGTAAATCAACAACAGCTTACACTGCACCTGCAGATGGTACAGCAGATCCTACAAACACTAAAGAAGTTAGTTCAACTTCAACTGGATATACAACAGGTGGAAATGCTTTAACAAGTACAACTCCAGTTTTATCTGGTGACACTGCTTGTTGTAAATTTGCTGACACAAGTTTTACTTCTGCTTCTTTTACAGCAAGAGGATGTTTAATTTATAATTCAACTAATTCTAACAAAGCAGTTTGTGCAATTAATTTTGGTGCAAACAAAACTGTTACGAGTGGAACTTTTACAATTCAATTTCCAGCACAGACAGCAGGAAACGCAATCATTCAGATAGCATAGGAGTAAAAAATGGCTGACGTTACATTCACAGTAACGGGTCTTTCTTCTACTTCAAATTTAGGAGACCTGACTTATTCAGGAACTTCTGAAGGATGGGGACGTTTTTCATGGGGTCGTGCTGATTGGGGTGATACTAATCTTATTGAACAAGGTTGGGGTCGTGAAGTTTGGGGTTATCAATCTTGGGGTGACACACCTATTGTTTCACTTACTGGTTTATCTGCAACAACAAGTATTGGAAGTGTAGATACAGAAATAAGACCAGGTTGGGGTACACTTACTTGGGGCCAAAATGGTTGGGGATCAATTGAAAGTGCAACAGAATCATTAACTGGATTTAGTTTAACATCAAGTTTAGGTACAGTCGTTGCAGAAGACGTTGTTGGTTTATCTGGATTTAGTTTAACTAGTACTTTAAATTCTTTATCAGCAGTTTTCACTGACGCTACTATTACTCTTACTGGTCAGTCTTTAATATCTTCACATGGTTTATTATCTGTTGATGATCACTCAGTAGGTTTACAAGGTCAGTCAGCAACCTCTTCGGTTGGATCATTAACACCAGCTGATGTGATAGGATTAACAGGTCTTTCTGCTGATACAGATTTAGGAACTTTAGCTTTTAGTTCAAACCCTATAGTGGATCTAAGCGCTCTAACTGTGTTAGCAGCTCAGCTAGGAGGTATAACAGCCACTCCTGAAACTATAGCCACTCCTGCTGGTCAAAGCAGTACTACAAGTTTAGGAACAGTCACAACAGTTCAAGTGTCTAATGCCTTTCCAGAAGGTCAAATAGCTACGACAGGTTTAAATGATAGTAAATTAATATTAAGATATTATGGAAAAGTTTCACCAAAAAACAGCACTGGCTATACTGACAAAACGCCTAAAACATCTGTCAGTGGATATTCAATCAAGACTCCTAAAAACACAACAGGATATACAACTTTAACACCATAATTATGTTTGACTTAAAACTAAATAACCAATATAAATGACAACAATTAGGAGAAATTAACAATGGCATCAACATTTTCACCTCTTGGAATAGAATTAATGGCTACAGGCGAAAACGCCGGTACATGGGGAACAAAAACTAATACAAACTTACAACTTTTTGAACAACTTACTGGTGGATATGCTGCAAAATCAATTGCAGGTGGAGTGCAAACTACAGCTTTAACTATTGTTGATGGTAATACAACTGGAACAGGTCAATTTAGAATGATCGAGTTTACAGGTACAATTACAGGAAATCAAATTGTTACAATTCCAAATGATGTAGAAACTTTTTACATGTTAAGAAATTCAACATCTGGAGCAAACACAGTTGAATTTAAATATGCTACTGGCAGTGGATCTTCTGTTACTTTTGCAACTACAGACAAAGGTGACAAATTAGTTTTTGCAACAGCAAATGATGGAACTAATCCAGATATTAAAGATCTAGCAATTGGTACAACTTCAGCTGCAGGATCAACTGGTCAAGTGCAGGTAAATAATGCTGGTGCTTTTGCTGGAATTGCTGAAGGAACTAGTGGTTTTGTATTAACATCAAATGGCTCAGGAGCAGCCCCAACAATGCAGGCACCTGCAGTTTCTGTAGGAAAAGCTATTGCAATGGCAATCGTATTCGGTTAAAAGGAAAAAGGAGATTAAAAAATGGCAAACCCAAATATAGTAAATGTAACATCGATCTTAGGTGGAAACCTTGGTTTCAATTTATCTAATACTTTAACTGCAACTCTATTAACAGTTGATGCAGAAAAATTATTAAAAATTAATAGAATTACAGTTGCAAACGTAGACGGAACAAATGCAGCTAATGTAGATTTATTTATAGATGGTTTAACAACTGCTGGAGCAACAGGTATAACTCCAACAGGTGCCGACGCAACAGTTTACTTAGCAAAAACAGTTTCAGTCCCAGCTGACGCAACGTTAGTTCTTTCGGACACACCTATTTATTTAATGGAAGGTGACATTCTAAAAGGTGGAGCTAGTGCTTCAGGTGACCTAGATTTATTTATTTCATATGAAGTGTTAGACGACGCATAGGAGGTTTTATAGGCTATGGCAAATGGCGGAATTATAGGACCAATCAATGTAATATCTAAAGGTGGTAATAAAATTACATCTAAAACATCTTCAGGAGATATTACTACACAACCAGGAACTAGACTTGCAAAAGTTTTAGTAGTTGCTGGAGGTGGAGGTGGTGGAGGTAATGATGGTAGTGATGGTGGTGCAGGCGGTGGTGGAGCTGGTGGATATAGATGTGTTGAAATTTCAGTTGATGGAAATACAGCTTATACAGCCACAGTTGGTGGTGGTGGAAATGGTGGATCAAGTTGTGGACCAAGCCCAGGAAGAGTTGGAGTTACAGGATCTAATTCAAGTTTTTCAACAATTACATCAAACGGTGGTGGAGGTGGTGCAGCTAAAGGTGTAGCAGCAGGTGCTGGTGGTTCAGGTGGTGGAGTATCTAATGATGGAAGTGGTGGTGCAACTACAGGTGGAGCAGGAAATACTCCTCCTACAACTCCTCCTCAAGGAAATGCAGGTGGAGGACACTCAAATCTTTGTGGTTCTTTTTTTGGTTCAGGTGGTGGTGGTTCTGCAGCAGTAGGTCAAGATGGAACTCCTTCTGTAATAGGAGCTGGAGGTGCAGGAACATCAAATAATATTACAGGGTCTTGCGTAACTTATGCAGGAGGTGGTGGAGCATCAGGTCCCCCATCAGGAAGTGCTCCAAGTTCAGTTGGTGGTGGTGGAGCAGGTAAATCAGGTCCAGGTTCTGGAAATGCAGGCACTGCTAATACTGGAGGCGGTGGTGGAGCTGCTGGTGGAACTGCTGGCGGACCAACTCCAAATTCATTTCCTGGTGGAGCTGGAGGTTCAGGAATTGTAGTTATAAAAGAATT